TTGAAAAACTTTTTTAAATACATATAATATATTATGGACTTGATGGACAAGAAAAATATGCCCCAAACAATATTGGCAGTTCTATTTGTAATTTATTTAGTTATGGGATACAGGGTGCCTGATTCGCTCGCTCCTATCATCGACTCGTCGATTGGCAAGGTTTTAATCGCGTTGATGGCCTTAGTTCTTTTTGCCTATGCCAACCCTATTTTAGGTGTTTTGGGCATCATTGTCGCTTACCAGTTGATTCGTGGAGCTTCTATCAAGACAGGTATGGCTGGACTTGAGGAATATGCTCCTACTGAACAGAAGAAGTGGTCTCCTTTCACACCTGCTCACCAATTCCCTTATACATTGGAACAGGAAGTCGTGAAGAAAATGGCTTCACAAAAGTTCAATACAAGCTATGTTAAGATGCCATGGAGACCCGTTTTGGAGGACACACACGATGCTAGTTATGTTACTGAAATGCAATAAGCGCAGCGACCGTTATAAGTGTTATAAGCTTTAAAACATATTGAAACCATATAAATAGATTTTCAATATGTTATGAAATAATAATGGGTTACAGCCATTTTGTATATTATTGTGCGGGATTCGCATTAGGTTTCAGTATTGGATTCAATAGCGGATACAAAAAAGGCAATTACGATGCTCATAAGAAACTTGGCTTCGTACCGGTTATAACAGAAGACCAACCAAAAGCCTAATAACGAATAATATAGTTTAACACAATGTAAGGGTTGGTGACATCAAATGATGAACCGGAACCAGTTGAATCTATTGTAGCAGAGTGGCTGTGTGAACCATTATTATCAACTGATATGTTTGCATGTCCAGTGTTAGTTACTGGTCCCGAACGGTAGTAAAAACTATTATCACTATCAGTGCCTGCGCTTGTTCCAAATTTGTCGTTAGGATAACCAGCGCCACGATTTTCAGCAAAATACGCATCATCATATGTATGTGTATGTCCGCTATCAGTTGCAGTATGACTATGCGTTCCAGCTGAGTCGACAGTAACAGTGTGAGTATGTGCAGGCATATTGGCTTCTAACAAAGTAACCGTGTTACTACCACCTGTATGACCTAATGTATTAGAACTCGACTTACCTAAAGGAAATTTATTTGTCATATTAGGCAATTTAAAGTGTCCTGTAGATGCTGCCCCATATTTAGAACCGAGAACAGAATACAATCGGCTATAAGTAGTCTGGCTCTTTTCAGCGCCATCGCAAAGCAGCCAACCGGTAGGCGCAATGTCGCCAGCATAGCAAGTAATACTTCCAACAGGCATGAAGCGAAGACCATCTATCTCTAAATCTCTATCATCATTTGTAATAGTGATTGTTTGCATTATACAATAAAATTGTAAAATATTTAAAACAACTTAAAGAATTGGAACCAATGTATGTATCTCGCAATGTTTTGCCCAAAGTGCGCTATACTTATTAACACTACCGACTTATTCACATTAACGAAAGACCAGTGTCCTGAAGACACCTTAGTCTGTCCTCGGTGTGCAACAGTTCTGAACAATTGGAACGCGAAAGCTAATTTAAAGGAAATGTTTTTGGAAGCGTTGCAAGAATTGTATTTGAATCCATGTGAAAACGGTGAGGATAATTATAAGCACCTGAATATTATGGCACAGCAAATAAGCGGCATTGGTGGTCCAGGCAATAGGGAAATTCTAGGAATTACAATGTTCAATGAGGACCCGCAATTTGTGGTTGGTTATCGTGTTTTGAAGGGCGATGAAATAAATCTAAGAGAACCATTCTTAAAAAAAGAATATCCTCTCGTTTGCGATGGTAACTTTCATAGATTCTTTTGGGACCTTTGTCCGTTACCACTACGTAAATGTGACTCGGGAAGGTTTCATATCATTTTAAACCCATGTGACTCATTCTCTTTTTTGGAAAGCCCTAAAAATGAGTGGTCCGTGCGTATTTACACTGCATCCATTAAGGAACCCATTTTGCGCGAATATGCTTCTAGTCATGATTTTTATTTTGTTATCGGAGATGATATTTACACGTATCCAATTGTAAAGACAACCCATGTGTTGCCAAGACAATCAGTATGCAACCGTATTGAAAATGCTGAATACTATGAACAATTAAGACAAAGAGATGATACTATCGATCTTAGAGCTATAAAGAGGGTATAACACAGCATTACATATTTCCTTCAGTTTATCATTTACCAAAAATATTCATCTTAATTGATGGCATTTCTAAACCAATATCTGTACCTTTTGCACCACTCGGCTTTACGAACCCCACAGCATAAGCGACTCCTATAAGTAGCACAATAAATAACAACGAACCAAGCACAATTTGAACAATCGGATTCTTAAGCCAATCCTTGAAGTCAGTTGGTGCGACATCGGTTGCTCCACTTGTCACCGTTGTTTCCTCCGATGCCCCAACCGGCTGACAATCAATGTAAATCTCATCACTGGAAATGTTCTTTCCAGGCCCCTTCTCATTATAAAACAGTTTGGCGCCCTTCTTAATATCATAAGCATTATCACTAATCACGGATTCCAACTTCTTTAGACTATCGGGCAAGATGTCTAACGAAGTATTAAAAACAATGTAATCACATTGAGTCGAACATGGCTGATATGGCTCAGTTGCGGTATAAGCAAAATACGGCTGTTTAGGCACAACCGAGTTCAAATTATATCCGCTGTAATTCACGTTTGTCGATTCGCCGTCAGTTGGCGCGGTATTAGCAACACTGTCAATAACAGCCTTTAATAAATTGGCTGAAGGAGATGACGAATTACTGGTCTTGAAAGGCACACAAACTAACAAAGGTCTGAAACCAGAAGGAGTTGTATGAACAATGATAATTTCGCCATCGTATTTCGCATTGTTAAAGGAGTGTAACGAAGGACAATAAATGCGGACTTCTTGCACGTTATAACCGTTAGCGTTATAAATGACAGGAGGCACGGAAGTAGTGTCGTAAGACAAGGTCAAATAATCGCCTCTGTTAGTTGCTACACACGAACTGTTACTGTAACGAAACTTGTAATCGCATTTCAGGTCACATTTGCCGCTAATAGAAGACATAGATATATCAATTGGTGCTGTTGCTGAAGGACAACTCATTCTGTTCTAATATAGGATAAGATAAGTTATCATTTAGGTAAACCGCTGGTTCTTTTTTATCTAAAGTGTATAACTAACACATCCGAATAATGAAACTAACAAAATCGCGTTTCCATAAACAAGTCGAAGGCGCAAGCAGTGGCTTAAAACAGACTAGACATCGCCTTAAAAAAGGCTTAAAACTGCTAACTCATACTAACACCATTAGGAAGAGGAGCAAACAGTTCAATTTGAAGAATACAACGCTGAAACGGTGGGTTTAGACAAATGAGAAAATATATCAGACCATATTATGTCAGATATACAAATTAAGGACGGAAACGATAACGAAACCGATAACAAAAACTATGAGATCTATTGTGATTGTTGTTCTGATACGACGATTGAATTAGTACCATGTGATGTAGACAAATGCTTATTTTGTCTAGTTTGTTTAGAAAACAACATTTGCTACAATATGTGTGAGCAATGTGAACAAAAATGTAAAGCAGAAGCGCGTTGCAACCGAGGTCATCCAATGCTTCATTCCTATGAAAGCGCACATTTTCCTGTTTTATGGGCTCGTTTTAGAAACGCTTGTGATGCGGAAATCGAAGAATGTGTTGAATATGGTGAGATTGTTAGTATAAGTGATGAACAAATCAATCAAACTAACATAATCCGTGTTGGGTCCGATATCGATTTAGCAGATCAAGCTTTCTGTTAGAAACAGACATAAATGCAGGGTTTCCTGATTAGAGGTACGGCAAATACTTAATCGTATCGGTCTCGTAAACGGTCGTAGCAAAAGGCTCATTATAGCCTTCTACGTATACAGTGTCTCCTTGGAATATTTGGTCAACACCATATTCATTGAGTGCGCTTCTGCCTTTAAACAATATAGGCAGCTTAACATTGTTGTGCTGATTGGAAATCGTGTAGTACTGCCATTTGTTGCGATTGGTGAATAATGGCCGCCCCATTAACGGCAAAATGTTGTCCTTGGATTCACCGTTTAAAGGAGTAATAATGCCGATTTGTCTGTAATTGGTGTCAACGGCGCCTACATTGGTCGATACATTAATAGGGACGGCGGTTACTTGAGGGACAAAGTATCGTTCGTCCTTAAGGGGAGGAGCATAAGGGTCTTCTAATACGTCTTTGGGGCCGAAGAAATTGAAGCTACCGAATGAACCAAAAGAAGAAGGGAAATTGTTATAAGGATATGATGGTACAGCACCTTGAACTAACATAGTTTGCTGTTGTCCATTTCCTTGTTTCTGGAACTGTGTGTAAAGAAAATAAACTAACACTAAAATTACGACAAAGATGAAAAACATGGTAACATTTTCTAAACAAATAACACCTGGAGGGCACTTTTTCATTAATATAATGATTTATAAAAAATTATATGAATGGCTTAAACTGAAGCCGGCTGAGATTTACCCAAAAGACCCGAGATGCCTTTTAAGTCAAGTCCTTTCATCATCGACATTGCATCTTTAACTACAGGTGTCATTTGGTTCATAGTGTTGAACAACTTTTGTTGTTGAGCCATCAAACGTTGAGTATCTTGTGTCAGCTTGTTGATTCCGTCGCTGCCCAAAATATTGTCCAAACTTGTATAAGCTTCTTCAATAGTTGCTGCATGGTCAATATAGGATTCTTTGGTGGAAGCTTTTGTGCCAGACTTTCTTCTGAAGCCTTCAACCTTGGAACTATCTTTGTTGTTGTTTAAAGTGGGATTATTGGAATCCTTATTGGCAGCAACAGGTTCTACCGAATCGGTTACAGAAGCATTCGCGGCTTTCTTCGCATTTAAAGCGTCCTTTGCAGCTTCAACTTTCTTGGTGTCCTTGAGAGCTTGGGCAGGTTTGCCAAGTGATGGATCTTGAGCCGAAACCTTGTCAACGGTATCGGCATTCTTGTCATCAGATGAAGTAGGAGTAGCACTAGTTGTAGTATCATTGTTAGTTAAACCTTCGCGAACCATTTTGCTAGCAACCAAGAAATTGGTGGAGACCAAAGCAGCCAACAAAACAACCGCCATATTCTTGCTAAATTGGAAAGTGAGCATTCCAATTAAAACAAAGAAGATAATAGCGTTCCATTTGTTAGTTACCATATATCCGAGAACATTGGTAGCGGCTAAAAATACCATCAAATACAAAAAATACTTGTTATTTACCAATTTGGAAGCATTGCTTGCTAAACTCATTATATAATACGCTGATAAAAAAGAAAAAAATTGATTTAAGAACCGTATAGATTTTGTAAACTATAATAAAATGGCAATGACAATGACACAAGCAAAACAATCCTTTAACCAATCCAATCACAGCAAAAACACATTGTTGTTATGCGAGCTCCACCATCCCTTGATCCATGGAGATTCGTCTGCCAGAAATAACTATTTGGTTTATAGCCGTTATAATCCATTCACAAAGAGAATAATCGATACAAATGAAGAAAACCAACAAAATTATATCAACGATACAAACGACGAACTAAGTGTAAATACAGATGTAGATTATACCAATGAAGACGATTTTGATGAGGAAGATGCCGAATATTATGCAAACATTAGTTCAACGATTTATGGCACAGCTGAATGGCTAAATTGGCAGCATAAACTGTCTGGTGTATCTGGTCACCCAACAATCCGCGCTTACGACAAGTTAGTCCGTTGTAATTATATTAGGCCAGAAATTGGTACAGTTGAAATGCTGCCTACAGGCGAAATGGTCGCTGTTCTGAACACGTTTTGGTTGCGGGTGTTCCAGCGGCGAGTAAAAAAGTATTTAGATAGAAAACAATATAAATACTAATTGATAATTTAATGTTTAGTTGACCTTCTCTTCTTTTTCTTACTGCTGTTACTATCGCTGCCGCTTACTACCGAACTACCCTTCTTTAACTCGGCACTTTCGGCACCATAAACATACCCACCTCTTAAATAACGTCTTTTAGTTGTTCGTTGTCTTTTATTACGTCTTTTGTTAGTACGTCTTTTTCTCGTGCTTCGTCGTTTACCACCAGTGGGTACATTACCGGATACACCCTGCTCATTTATCCTATTAACGACATCAGCAAGACTGCGTTCAATGCCCGACAATTGCTCCTTAATATCTTGTGCGCCTTGAGCATCCGCGATTTCAGCCAGTTTTCGTAACGCACCAGCTAAAAAGTTCTGCACTTCGCCAAGTTCTTCAACTGCGTCTGCCTGTATTTGTGTTAGTTCAACAACACGTTCAGTAGCTAGACGAATAGCTGCTTCCGCTCCGTCCTTTTCTTGCCGTAAGCTGCGCATTTGACTTTCATGTTGCTCTTGAGCTTGTCTTTGTTGTTCCTCAAATCGCCTTGTTAGTTCATCTTTTTCTTGTTGGCTCCGATTCTGGAGCATTTCTTGCGATTGGCGATGGTCTTCTGCTTCCTGTTCCAATTGACGTCTAAACTCTGCCTCTTTGGCAGCCATTTGCTGCTGCAGTTGATTACGTTGTCTTTCGGCAGCAGCTTGTCTTGTTTGAGCCGCAGCAATCTCTTGATTCTTTGCTGCCATATTTTGCTGAAGTTCCGCAATGCGAGCTTTGGCTTCGTCGAGCTCCTCCATTCTACGCACAGCTTCCTGTCGTGCGGTAATAAGACTTTGGAAACGGTCGCTGCTAAGCAAACCAGTGAGTGAATCCTGAATGCCTCTAAGTCGTTGTCTCAGTTCCTCCCTAAATGCGTTTGAAGTATCGGCAACACGTTGGATAGACGCATCTAACTGGGTTTTGGTTCCCATAATTGCTTGTATTCTGTTTCTTAATTCTGAAGAGTTTATTGATGTTAATCCTTCCTCCGGTGCCAACATGGTTCGTTATAATATGATTAGATATTTTATTGTATTTGTAGCTTTTCAGTGTTAGTCGTCCTCAGTGTTAGTCGCTTTGCTTAGTCGCTTTGCCCTATCAACATATCAATATCCTGCTTAACCTTGTCAATTTCAGTCATTATGTCTTTTTCGTCGTGTTTTGCTGAACGCAGCTGTTCTCCAACGCGTCTCTCAGTTGCCGCAAAATCCTTGACATATTCGCGCAACAACAATAGTGCTTCATATTGCTGTTGTTTTTCGTGCAAAATATGGTTATAATATCTGTCATAGTCGCCCCTAATTCCTTGCAAGAACTCGTTTGTTTTTGCTTTCTCTTTAATCTCCCTTCGCTTTCGTGCTAACAACATCTTTTTGTTCTTAATGTCTTGTTGGAGTTTGGTTAAATACTGATCTCTTTGGCCGATTGGAAGTATGTCCATTGCTATAATCTATACAACTAACAAAATATTTGGAAACTTTCGAAATTATTTAAAAGAAAAAGTATGTTTCCGATAAATATTTAAAATCTAGGCATTTATATATTTTAGGAATGTTAGAACAAGAACCGCTCCTTACTCCTAGCACTGATCGTTTCGTCATGTTTCCGATTTTACACGATGATATATGGCAAATGTACCAAAAGCAAGTGGATTGTTTTTGGCGACCCGAAGAAATTGATCTGTCCAAAGATTTGGCTGACTGGGAACGTCTGGATAACGGGGAAAAAGATTTCATATCAAAGATTTTAGCGTTTTTCGCTGCATCTGATGGAATTGTTCTGGAGAATTTGGCTCAGCGCTTTATGAATGATGTGCAGATTTCAGAGGCACGCGCATTTTATGGTTTCCAAATTGCGATGGAAAACATTCATTCGCACACATATTCGCTTCTCATTGACACCTATATTCGTGACAAAAGAGAGAAGCACGAATTGTTGTCCGCTGTAGAAAGCTATCCGTTTATTGCCGAGAAAGCAAAATGGGCGCTTGAATGGATAAACGATAAGAAGTCCAGTTTTGGCACAAGACTGATAGCGTTTGCGTGTATAGAAGGCATCTTCTTTTCAGGTGCATTCAGCAGCATCTTTTGGCTGAAGAAACGCGGTCTAATGCCTGGTCTCACATTTAGCAACGAGTTAATATCCCGTGATGAGGCACTTCACTGCGAATTTGCTATACTGTTGTATTCCAAGTTGCTGAACAAAGTGCCGCAAGAAGATGTGCATAAAATCATCAAAGAGGCAGTGAGAATAGAGACCGCATTTATTTGTGACGCATTACCGTGTCGTCTAATCGGAATGAACTCTGACTTAATGACACAATATATTCAGTTCGTCGCGGATAGATTGTGTTTGCAACTAGGTTATGACAAGATATATGGTGTAACTAACTCGCTCCCATTCATGGAAATGATAAGCATCCAGACGAAAACAAACTTTTTCGAAGCACGTGTGTCGGAATATGCTCTCGCTAACAAGACAAAAACAGAAGAAGATTTTAATTTCAATGAGGATTTTTAAAAATAATTAACAACAAAACAACCCAATACTACAATAATTACTTAAAGCTTAAACGCATTTAAATAATTACAGAAGCAATGATTACATGTTACTTGATGGGCGGACTCGGCAATCAGCTGTTCCAGATTTTCACATTGATAACCTATGCGATTCAAAACAGGCAACAATTCTTCTTACCAAATGCGGAGCAACTTGGAACGGAAGCAAATGGCGCAACAGTAAGGCATACATTCTGGAACAGCATATTTAAGACTTTGAAACCTTTCCTGAAAGATAAGTTGTTAGTTAAACGCTGCAAATTGTTGATCCAAGAGAAAGGATTCGAATACGAACCGTTGGCGCCCATTGAACCGAGTTCTGGCTTAAGACCAGAAGACATTGTAACACTGTTTGGCTACTTTCAAAGCTACAAGTATTTCGACGCTTATGCAGAACAAATATGCAAAATGCTGCAATTAGATAATTTGCGTTTCAGCATAATGATGAAGCTGCGTTATCACGAGCTGACTTTCGGACAAACGGTGTCAATGCATTTCAGACAAGGCGATTACCTTAATTACCCGCATTTGTATTATATATTGGACCAAGACTACTACACGAATGCTCTTCAAACAATTGTACAAGCAAAACCGTATATAAGAACCGTAATGTGTTTTTATGAAGCTAATGACGAAACGGAAGTGAAGAAGATAATAGACGTATGCAAAAATAAGTATCCGAATATGACGTTTGTTAGTATAGATAAGGACTTTAATGTGAAGTTAGAAGATTGGGAGCAAATGTTGCTAATGTCAATGTGTGATAGTAATATTATTGCTAATAGCACATTCAGTTGGTGGGCTGCATATTTGAATCGAGAATTTGGCAAAACAGTTGTTTATCCTGGGAAGTGGTTCAAACCAGAAGCGGGAAAGGATATCAAGGACATGTGTCCCGAGCAATGGATAAGGGCGTAGCCCGACCGAAGGCTGTAGCCCGACCGATAAGGGCTTAGCTCTTTAAGTAGTTTTCATATATTATTTAAAAAAGAACTTAAAGACGAACTTACTTATCTTAGCTTAAAAATGGGGTCGGGCAGGGGGTATAAGCAAAGCGAGCCCCTGCCACAGTAAGTTCAACAACAGAAGAAAATATCTATCCCTTTGTTATTGTATTTGTTAGTATGATTTCACTTCAGATTAAAGAAAAGAAGTCTAGCGATTATATTTTGCTCATCATGAACTGCCAAAAATACAGACAAAAGGCACAACAACAAAAGGATACATGGTTACAAAGATTGGTTCCTGGATTAACTTATTATCACGTTTTAGGAGATCCCAATTTAGATTCAGAGTTTATCTTCGATGAAGAAGCCAATTTGTTAGTTGTTCGGGCACCCGATGACTATAATTCCTTACCCAAGAAGGTAATAGCTGCTTTTGCTGCCATTCAACAGACCTATAACTATAAATACATTTTCAAGACGGATGACGACCAAAATGTGGAAGATACCAAAATATTCAAAACACTTATGCTGTTGCTTGCTATGAAGAAACCACAAATACATTATGGCGGTCATATAGTAAACATTCGTAGACCACAAGTCAGTAATTACTATCAGTTGCATCCCGAGCTGCCAAACAACTTGGTTTTAAAACCAACTCAATATTGTTCAGGGCGTTTTTATTTGCTCTCTTCAGTAGCAGTCAATCAGTTGCTGCAAAGACGGCAACACATTGAACAAGAATATTTTGAGGATTATGCGATTGGGTATAATGTTGATCCTATATTGAAACGAAGCATATTTAATATTGATACTAACAAATATTTTAGGGATTTTGTTTAGACCTTCGAATCAATGATTCCTTTGTTAGATCCGTCATTGCTCTGCCATAATTTGTGCGTTTCTTTTCTATATCACTATAATCCTCGCGTTGAATTACTGTTAGCGGTGTCAAGAGAAACCATAAATCCTTCTCCTGAAGCAGAAACCAATAACGGTCTATTGCATACATTGTGCGCATATGTGGCTTACTAAGAAGATGGGTTAGACCCGTTTTGATGTTCTTAATAAGCGTTTCAATATAATGGCCATTAACTAGATATCCTGTTGTTGTTTGGCATCTGGCAACACGAACACAAGCAGGATTAACGTAATGAAATGGCGGCGAGTTATTTCCTCCGAGAAGCAATACATCCCATTGATTACCGTTCATTGACTTGAAGAACTCAGCAAACTGCTTTGTAAACAATGATGGATTCAAAAACTGGATGTCATCTTCCACAATAAGTACGTGGACGTATCCTTCTGCTAATGCTTTCTTCAAGATTGCAAGATGACTCATACTGCAACCAATAGCACCATTTTCCATACGAATTGCGTTAAACCGTTGAGCAGTAGTTATGCCAACAGATGTTAGTTGCTGTTCTACATGTTCTTTGCGATCTGTTCGGTGCTCCAAGTTAATATAAAATGCATGTCTTATGTCTTCTATAGTGTTTATTGTCGTTGTTGTTCTTGGTGTCGTCGTTGATGTCATAATACATACATTGGAGAATGTATTTATTATGTTTTAACGTGTGTCTATTTGTTTTGTTACATATAAACACCGCCTAAACGGATTCTAGCTGATGCGGTTGCTTTTGGCTTAGCAGCAACAATGCGAGCATATGCTGGAGAAAACTTGTTGATGTTTGGAGGAATAATACGGTGATCTATATTTTGCGAACGCATTGCTTCGTTATATTGCTGGATTTGCTGAAGCTGTAAAGCTTGCTGACCGTTAAAAGGTTGTTGTTGAAAAGCTTGCTGTTGTAAGACTTGCTGTTGTTGAAAAGGCTGTTGCTGACCCTGTAAATGCGGTGGCATAACGTGCACTGTCGGATCCTCAGAGTTTTCGTAACTGTATTGAATTATTTCTTCTGCTTGTTCTTCGCCATATTGTTGAACCAACTGTGTTCTGTTTTCTTGGCTAGGATAATATGGAATATGTGTCCAATCATCTGTCAAATTCTCAATTTTGTTAGTTTGAACCCTGTCAGGATGAACAATTTTTCGTGGAGGCTCTCTTAAGTCATAACGGTGATAGTTGTCATGCTCAAACCGAACAGATGTCATAAACGTCTCAATGTTAATCATAAAAACATTGTCCATATGAACTGTATGCACATTGTCCACCGGGTTCTTTGATTCATATGAAATTTCATATGCCAGCTTATGAATTGTTCTTATGCCATCTTGACCATTATCGTGAGTAGCACGCCAAGGATCCTTACGATTAATGATGCGCGACACGCCATCGAACAAGTGAATAATATCAGGGCTGCCAATCGGGAAAAAATGCGACCTATCAATATGGAGGCCAATCTTTTCGCAGCGCTTTTGCAGCACATTGTCCTCCATTCCCCAACCCCAGAAGTTGGGATAACCATTTGTCGCCTCAAAGTCAGCCCCTGTTAGCGACACAATGCCTCCAAGTGCGTACTTGAATCCGTAGAAATGTTTCACTACACCATGAGACGTCTCGTAATCAAATATTTGCGCAAAGGGCACCGTATCAATATCGTTGAATACGAATGTGATGTCTTTGTAGTGTTCAGGATATTTCGCCTTAATAGCCAAGAAACCAATATTTTTGGTGGCTCCACGATTGAAAGTTCTAGCATCGCATTGATGTGAAAAATAGATTTCATAATCATCGCGGTCGCCCATAACAGATGTCTGAAATGTACTAAAAAACTGTTTTTGTTGATGGCGATTTCTGTAAGGAACAATAAAGACGATTCGAGGTACTGCTGACATAATCTGACAGATACATAATGCTAAAAATTAAAATCTTTGAATCTTCCTCATTTATTTTGTTTATTATCTTACGCCCTTGAAAAGTGGTGTAAATGTAAAAATCTATAACTATAGACAACTATTGTACCTGCCATGACAAATGTTAAGCCATTCAATGCAATTAGTTTATCTGGAATTTTTTTATCTTCTAAATAAGCTCTATTCATAAATTCTAATGATTTGGAAAATAAATAAACTGAACCAACAAAATAAGTTGATAATACAATAGACTCTATCATTTTATAGTTTTAACACTTTGTTTTTAAATAGTTTGTCCGATTTTCACAAGTTATAAAATCTTCAAAGGCGTAAAACAATTTAAATACATACTAACAAATAAAAATAAGCATTATGAATCTTACGACAACAACAACCGATCTGGTAACACAACCTACCAGCTTAGCAGAACCAATTATTCTAATTTTTGTATTGTTGTTTACTGTATTTTTCCCCTTATGTCAAGGACTGTCTGTTATTTTGCTAAATAAACTGGTTACTATATATGACGCTAAACCAGTAGATAATCAGGAGAAGTGGTCTTTGGATAAAGAATATGACCAATTGCTCGAATTAATTAAGCACATTCAGATACAGCATTAATAGTCGCAGGATTAGTAGTCGCAGGATTGGTGTTTGCAGCATTAATAGTCGCAGGATTATACTTTGCCAAGATTACAGCAGGAACTAGTTCATCGGTCAACTTTTCTAGCTTCTTCTGGCACTTGTTGATAGTGACCTCTGAAATCTCCGAAACATTCTTGACATCACGTTTGCTAACATTTAAGCGGCAAAGCTGCGAAATGAAATACACAATGCCAGCTGCAATAGAATTAGGTGTATTTTCAGGCATCAAGTTCTTCTTTTCAATCTTTATTGCAATAAACTGACACAACTTGGTAAGTTCCGAGTTGATATTCAGCTTACTGCAATAACGCTCAATAAACGATTCCGGTTTTGTTTTGCAGAATGTAGTCTTCTCAGAGTTGTCCATATCTTTTTCCAGGTGATTCAAAATGGTCTGCGCATTTTTACAACCGTGGGTTGCACTTGTAACATCAAGGTGAAAGATGGTGGCTAGTTCCTTCGCCGTTCTCGGATAGTCATTGATACGGCACGATATATAGATTGAAGCTGCAAGAATACCATCCTTATTATCGCCCCTAAATGTTTGGTCGTATTCGGCAATCTTTTTATGGTATTTAATAGCATCATCAATAATCTTCTTGGAAATGCCGGCAATCTGAGCATAAACCGTAATTTGCTGGAATTGGTCGTATTGAGACTTTTCCTTGTAAGTAGTAGACTGCCATTCTGTGTATCTTCGCACCTTGCGCATCTCATAAGATGATTTGCCTAGACAAAGAACTTTGCAACCAAATGACGATTCTTCTAGCAAAGGATTTATAGGCATACCGCAACGGGTTGGATCGGAGCCACCACTGTCATCAGCACCATAATACCTCCATTCGGGTCCGTTATCCAAGATATCTTTGTAAATGATACCACATCGGTTGTTTGTACAAGTTAGAAACCCTTCATCTGAATATGCGAGAGAA